ACTTATTTTTTCCTTCCGGTGCACAAAAATCCTATGTTAATAAAACACATATTAAGGCATGGGAAGAAGGCCTTAAAGGATTATATTATCTTCGTACAGAGGCAAAACAAAGAGCAGAAACTGTTTCAGATAAAGTGGAACGAGTTGTACTTGCCGGTGATATGAGAACCATTGTATATGGTAAGGATGATTGTCCTTTCTGTATGAGAGCAAAAGAAGAATTAGAATTAAGAGGAATTCCATTTGATTATATTAATCTTGTGGAGTTAGGAAAAACTGCAGCAGAAGTTACAGGCAGAGAAGTAAAAACAGTGCCACAAATTTATGTGGAAGGAAACTATGTTGGTGGTTATGATGAACTAATGGAACATCTAAATCAACCAATAACAATCGAATCAGGCGATGAATGCCGAGCATGTGAGGGGTAAATATGTCACTATTACAACAATCAAAAACTTATAAACCGTTTCTTTATCCATGGGCTGTGGATGTAACAAAGAAACACGAAGAAATCCACTGGGTTGAAGATGAGGCTGAATTATCAGAAGATATCCAAGATTGGAAAACTAAATTAACTGACACGGAAAAGGAATTTATTACCCAAGTCCTTAGGTTGTTTACACAATCTGATGTACAAGTTGGAGAAAATTATTACGAATTATTGATTCCTAAATTTAAAAATAATGAAGTGCGTAATATGCTTGGATCTTTTGCTTGTAGAGAAGCAATCCATCAACGTGCATATGCACTATTAAATGATACACTTGGGTTGCCAGATGAAGAATTCCATGCATTTCTAGAGTATAGTGAAATGGCAGAAAAAATTGAATTTATGTCAAAAGGTAATAACAGTACACAGATGGGATTAGCTCAAATTATGGCACAATCCGTATTTAATGAAGGTATGTCATTGTTTTCCTCATTCGTAATGCTTCTGAACTTTCAACGCTTCGGTAAGATGAAAGGTATGGGTACAATTGTTGAGTGGTCAATTCGAGATGAATCCATGCATGTACAAGGTATTGCCAAATTATTCCGTGAGTTCTGTGATGAACATCCACGTATTGTAAATGATGAATTAAAATCAAAAATTTACACTATGGCAAAACAGGCTGTAAAACTGGAAGATGCATTTATTAAACTTGCTTATAATGGTAGTGAAGAAATGCAAGGACTAAGCAAACAAGAAGTGAGAGATTACATTAGACATATCGCCGATCGAAGGTTGCTTCAACTTGGGTTAAAACCTATTTTTAAGCAAAAAGATAATCCACTTCCATGGCTTGATTGGGTACTTAATGGTGCGTCACATGATAACTTTTTTGAAAAAAGAGTTACCGAATATTCTGTAAATGGAATGGAAGGTGAATGGGGTTGGGACGAACCTTTACCTGAGGTTGCCTAATGGATACTTACAGAATAGAGTGTCAAGAATGTGAGGAGATATCCCATATTACCTCCTCAGCTGAACCTGAATTCTGTCCTCTATGTGGTAGAAGACCTGGAGTTGTAGACCTTTCAAAAGATTTAGATGCATTTAATGATAGTTATGATTGATAGGTATTAAATGCTTAAAGATTTTTGGTTCTATTATAAGGACTTTGGTCCACGGTATGGTTGGTTTTGGAGTATTGGTTACTCAATATTTAATGCACGGTATTTTAACAGAGATGGAACGTGGAAAAAGAAAACGTATGAAAATTAAAGATTATATAAAAAGCTATGAAAACTTTCCTAAAAAAGGTATAACATTTTATGACACTATTGGATTATGTGCAGAACCCGCAGGATTTCAATTAACTAATAATTTCATTACAGAAAATTTATTAAAATATACCAGTGAAAGTTACACTGATAAAATCATAGGAATAGATGCAAGAGGTTTTATATTTGCAAGTCCTTTGGCACATAATTCGTCTATACCTTTGGTTTTAGCAAGAAAAGAAGGTAAACTTCCTGGACCAGTAATATCAAAAACATATGATTTAGAGTATGGAACATCCACAATACAAATACAGAAAAATAGCATTAATAATAAGGACCGTGTAATTATTGTAGATGATCTTTGTGCCACTGGTGGAACAATACAAGCCACTATTGATATTGTTAAAAGTGTATCAGCTAAGGTTGTGGCAGTCTTGTGTGTTGTCGATTTACCTGAGCTTGGTGGTTCTGCTAAAATAAAAGAAAGAAATATTCCTTTTTATAACGCGGTATCATATTAATGGGAGTCGTGAAACCTAGTAAATCTATAATAGACTATATTGATAAAAATGGTCCAATAATGAAGGAAATCCGAAAACCACCAATAAAGTTTATTAAATCGCAAAATTACGGTGTACGAAAGCTCTGGGCAAGGTTGAAAGATCAGTAATATATAATTATATGGTTTGGAAATATAAAGATAAAGAATACAATAAAACACCAGAGGAATATCAGGGGTTTGTTTATGAAATCAGAGAATTGTCAACAGATAAGAAATATATTGGTAAAAAGAATTTCTGGCGTCCAAAGATTCTTCCAAAAAATAGTAAACGATCTCGACGTGTTAAAACAAGAGTTGAATCAGACTGGCAAAAATACTACGGATCGAACCAAGAGTTACAATCATTGGTTGAGAAAATAGGACCTGATGGATATGAAAGAAAAATTTTGCATCTGTGTAGAACAAAAGGTGAAATGTCCTATATGGAAGCCAAGTTACAGTTTATGTTTGATGTTTTATTAAAAGAGGAATATTATAACGAATTTATTGGTTGTAAAATACATTCAAAACATGTTTCCAAATTAAAAGAAACTTTTAAAATTAAGTGAGGTATAAATAATATTATGGATTTGTTAATATATGAGGTCTTAGATAAGGCCGGCAAAGCTAGAAAAAAAGAACAAAAAGTTCAAATCCTGGTTGATAATGAATCGTGGGCGCTAAAGGATGTTCTCAGAGGCTCTTATGATTCAAAGGTGAGTTGGTTATTACCCGGCGGTGATCCACCATATACTCCTAGCAAACCGGAATCAATTCCATCAAATCTTTTTAAGAAAAATATAGATTTTAAATACTTTGTGCACGGCGGAGAAGGAACCAAGTTACCTGCATATAAGCGCGAGGCTATTTTCATTGGTTTGATTGAAGCTATCCACCCAGAGGATGCCAAAATTGTTATTAGTATGATTAATAAAGAAAAATTTCACGGTATTACTAGAAACATAATTGAGGAGGCCTTTCCTGGTTTACTTTTGGACTAATAATATCGTAATCAATTATAAAACCCTAACCGTGGCGTGTTAAATAAGCACGCCATTTTTTTTGGAGATTATTAATGACTGCAATACAGCTCAGAAGACTAAAACAAGATTCCCAAGAATTATTAAATTATGCCAACACATTAAAAAGAAAGGGATTACTTGAGCGTATGAAAAAGATACTTGAGAAACGAGCATTTATTGATAGGAGAATTGCAGAAGTAACATAAATTAGTTAAATTAGTTGTTTACATTACCGTGTTTTTTTGATATAATAGTACTAACAAATCGGAAAGGCACGGTATGAACATATTTATTCTCGATACAGATCCAGCAATTGCTGCACAAATGATGTGCGATAAACATATACCTAAAATGATTGTTGAATCTGCACAAATGCTATCAACGGCCCATCGAATGCTTGATGGCGAAAAAACAACCAGGCGTTCCAAATCTGGTAAACGTATGGTTCCATATTATGATTTGTCTGATATTGATTATGAGGCAGAACTAATTTATATGAAGGCAGTTCATTTTGGACATCCTTGTACCAAATGGACTATGGAATCATCGGCAAATTACGAATGGCATTGGGAACATTTATATGCCCTTTGTAAAGAATATACATATAGGTATGCAACTGAAAAGGAACCTTACAAAAATACTAAGGTGGAACGTGAGAGATTGTGGTACTTAAAATCATTACCTACAAATATTCCAAAAACAAAAATGACTCCATTTGCTCAAGCAATGAATCATTACCCTATGTGTAAACATACGGATCCAATTCAAGCATACAGAAATTATTATCATGCTGCAAAACCTTTTGCTAAATGGCAAAAAGGCAGAGTAGCTCCATATTGGTGGGAGGGATTTAAAGGTGCCGACGTATACGCTGCGAAGTAAAAAAACTGGAAAAACATGGGAAGTGTTTTGTCCACATGAGGAAATGATAGAAAAATTATCTGATGATGTTGAACGAGTTTTAAGCACTGCATCTTTTATTACAATGGCTGGTGGTACTCTAAGTAGAACACCCTCAGATTACAGAGATAATTTAAAACGCATTAAAAAGGGCCATCCAGGAAGTACTATTAAAACATGAGTGGATCAAAAGTTAAATATGAAGAATTGTCTGAAATTAACCCACTAACCAATAATCAGGAAAAAGCATTTAGTGCCTGGGACGAAGGTGAAAATTTAATTTTAACCGGATCGGCAGGTACTGGTAAAACATTTTTGGCTTTATACTTGGCATTAGAGCAAATATTGGAACGCGGTGGATCATATGATAAAATTGTCATTATAAGGTCAATAGTGCCTGTTAGGGAAATGGGATATTTACCGGGAAAATTGGAAGAGAAAATAGAACCATTTGCAGTACCATACCAGGCAATATGTGAGGAACTATTTGAGGATAAGGCAGCATATAATAAATTAATAAATGGTAATCAAATACAATTTGAAACAACCTCATTCATTAGAGGTAAAACATTTGATAGGACAATTATTATTGTTGATGAGATGCAAAATTTAAATTTCCATGAATTGGATTCGGTCATGACTAGAATGGGTGAACATAGTAAAATTATATTCTGTGGTGATTATCTACAAACTGACTTTAGGTTTGATGATGAAAAAGGTGGATTATACAAGTTTATGAATATTATGGAAAGAATGAAATATTTTACAACCATTCAATTTGGTTGGGACGATATTGTTAGATCGGGTATTGTTCGCGATTACATAATGACAAAAGAAATGATGGGAATACATTAGGGGTTTACATTGCTGATAAAGTGTGATATAATATACTATATAATTAAAAAGGACTATATAAATGGAATTTATACATGAAAAAATCGATATTGGTTATAAAAGCTTGGATCGTATTGAACACACAGATGGCAGGCGCTATGTTACTCTTGATGGTAATGCTTATCCTTCTGTTACTACAATACTAAGTCTTGTAAACAAAGAAAAAATTATGGAGTGGCGTAACAGAGTTGGTGCTGAAAAGGCAGATGCCATTTCACATAAGGCAGCAACCAGAGGTACTCATGTACATTCCATAATTGAAAAATATGTTAACAATGAAGATACCTCTGATTTTTTACCACACATTAAACAATCCCTCGAAAACTTAAAACCACTTATTGATAAACACGTCACTAAGGTTTTTGGTACTGAGGTTCCACTATATAGTAACCACTTACAGGCGGCAGGTACCTGTGATGCTGTAGTTGAATGGGATGGAATTCCTACCATCGTTGATTGGAAAACATCACGCAGACCTAAAAAGAAAAAAGACATTGGTAATTACTTTATGCAATTGGCAGCATATGCTGTTATGTGGGAGGAAAGAAGTGGAATGCCATGTAATGCCACCAGAATTGTAATGGATGTTGATGATTTCCATCCAGTAATGTATAAAGAAACTCGTGATGCCCATATTGATGAGTTTATTAAGTGGCGAGATGAATATAATAAACGTTTAATGTTCCACGGATAAAACTTTTTTAAACTATTTTCCTAAGTGATTGTTTTTATTACATTATTTTTTTAAATTAATTGAAAAAAACACTTTACAAGTGCGATTTTATGTGATATAATAGTACTATAAAATGATAAAGGAAAATGAAAATGATTAATTATGTAACAAAATATGAATACTCAGGCCGTAATGCAGTTATTTTGGCTAGTGTTGATGCAGATGCTGTAGTAACTTTTAAACAAGCAGTTCGTCAAATGAAAGTACCTGGTAAGAAGTTAAAAGGTATCAAATCTGTTGCTACTTTGGTTAGGTTTTCAAAAACTGAAAAAGAGGCAGATTCCGAAACTGGGCAAATGAAGCCAAAGCCAATTTATTTCTCAGTGTTTGATGCAAACGAAGTTTTAAAAAGGAGTGCTGCATAATGAAAAAAGCTGAACACATGATGGATTCAATGACCATGTCAAAACTTATTAATTACCAAAATGAATATACCTCTTTGGTAAAGTTACCTAACCCAACTGATGACAATTTGGATCGAATTGGTTTACTAGAAATTATCTTTACCAAACTTGACCAAGGTAAAATTTTAATAAGGAGTGCTGCATAATGACACAATTAAATTTATTTTCAAATGACTGGGGAACTAACTCAGGTTTTAAACATCTTTCGGATCAACTAAATGATCTGATACCTTTCCAAGGTAGATGTGAAAATCCAATGTCAAAAAATAAACATCTAGAAAGATTTAGAAAGGCTCAAAATTTGCTTCATGATCTTTTTAATAATGCTCTTATGAATAGGAAATCCGAATTTAAATCTTTCTTTGGTTTTGTACCAATTAACACTTCAAGATATTCCTATCCTGTTACTGCAACCCGTTGGGAACAAGTTGAAGAAGAAATGGAAATATTGTTTACGCCAATTATCTTGTCTGCGGCTAAAGAACAAGGACTTAAATAATGAGTATAATTTATTTAGATATGGATGGAGTCATTGCAGATTTCTTTAAGGGTTTAGAATCACATTATGGTGTGAATCACTGGAAGATGCTTAGAGAAGATCAGATCCTTGGATTAAAAGGTACCGATTTTTTCAACACTCTGCAACCATTTAAAACTTCGTATAAACTTGTAGACTTTGTAAAGGATATTGCAATACAAAATAATATGCAGTGGGGAATTAATTCATCTCCATTACGTGGTGATATGATGAATTCTACTTACTGGAAACGTAGATGGTTAGTAAAGTGGAATTGGATGCCACAAGTTAGCAATCTGGTTTTTACTGGTAGAAAGGAAAATCATGCTGTTAATAAATTTGACGGCACACCAAATATTCTGATTGATGATAAACCAACCAATCTTACCAAATGGATTGCCAAAGGTGGGATTGGTATTAGGTATCAGGCTAATGAGGATGATCTAGAAGAATATTTATTCCCAAAAATAAAGGAGGCTATTGAGAATGTCATTAATGGAAGTTTTAAATATAAGGACTGATTTTGAGAAAATTACTGAAGGTTATAGTATGCCGAAAGGTTCGGATATAAATAATGTTGAGTGGTTTATTGTGAATGGTCATAAGTCAAATAGACTTCGTGATGGTTTTAATGATGCTATAGAATGTGCACAGAAAATCAAGGAGCTTACTTATGGCGGAAGAGGAAATAAAGAAAGCAGGTTATCATCCTGCAGATACTAATGGTGACGGTATTGTAACTGACGAAGAGCAGGCAATGTATTTGGAGTTTAAAAGAAAAGAAATGGAAGACGCAGACGCACAAAGAGATGCTATTAGAAAAATGGCATGGTTTGCTTTATTTGGATTATTGTTATATCCATTTGGTATTTTTATAACTTCTGCCTTTGGATTATCCGAGGCCGCAGGATTAATTGCCAATATTGCACCAACATATTTTGCATCGATTGCAGTATTGGTTTCAGCATTTTTTGGCGCTGATGCATTAAAAGGTAAGGCTACCAAACCAAAAACAAAGTAATATATAATTACAAAGTGAAGTGAATTATGAAAAATTTGATATTTCAATACTATATTCCATATGAATCCTTTGATGCAGATATGGGTGGAAAACAAATGCCAGAGTGGGCCCATGCCGGATCCCGCTCTGCAAAAGCATACGCTGAAGAATGTAATACACATTATGTACTTTCTCATGATAGATTTTTCCAACATTTAGATCCCAGACTAGATTCATTACGACTGGTTTATGATCCCTTTTTTGATGACTATGATAATGTTCTTTGTCTAGATTTAGATATGCTTGTTCATGAAAATTGTCCTAATATATTTCAATTGGCCGGTAGTGAGGATATCTCAATGGTTCACGAATTAGGTCTCTTTCAGAGTACCTCTGCTGGATGGTTACAAAAGGTTATGAATGGTCCATTATGGAAACGTGGTGTCATTGCATATGGTAAAAAACTATTTGGTGATGATTGGTCATTTCCAAAATCTGAAATGTATCCACAAGAGCCGTTTAGATATTTAAATGGTGGTTTACAAATGTGGACCAAAACCGGTAGAATAAAGGCAAGAAAACATTTTACATCAGTTGATAATTATTATATGCATACAAGATATACAGAGCAGATGTATATCAATATTCAATTATCACAATCAATGTTTAAAGTACAGGAACTGGATACATCCTGGAATAGAGTATCATCATATCAATGGCAGAATGGTAAACCAGATGGAAAAATTAACCATTTCTTAGCCAGAGCAAAATTTGATATGCCTAAATTAGAAAACACGGAGTTGAGTAAATGGCAAGGTACCTTGAAATAGCAGCAAAGGGTAAACGAGGATTAAATTGGGATGGCGTAAGAGATGAACCATATCCAGATTGTATGGTTTACGATATGACAAAATTACCTATGAAAGGCGTTTCAGATAATACCTACGATGGAGTGTATAGTGAACATTTTATCGAACATCTTACCAAAGAGGAAGGAGAAAATTATCTTTCCGAAATGCTCAGAATAATGAAACCTGGTGGTATTATACGAACTGTTTGGCCACCTCACGAATTTGTTGATAAATTACTTTCAGATGAAAAACTTACAAGTGATGAAGAATACTTTTGTGCAAATTACCATAATTTTTATGTAGTAAAGCATGGGTTTTGCCCTAAGGAACATAGAAATAAATCTATAAGAGAACAATGTGCTCATGGATTATTGTGGCAAAATGGTGAACATAAACATGTTTGGCATAAAAAAGATTTAATGGATAAATTAAAAGAATTAGGATATAAAATAGTCAAAGAATATGATTATATGAAAAGCGGTTGTGCAGATTTTAGAAATATTGATACTCCAGGACAAATTAGGGCATTACATTCAGCAGTTGTCGAGGCCACAAAACCATGGTAATTGTAAGTTCATTTGATGGAAATCAGAAAAAATTTCATTCATACTGGTTACCTTTAATGTACAAACATCAAGAATGTGAATTTCATATTTCAGGTAAATTTGTACATCCTAGTGATTTAAAAAATTTGCATGTAAATAAAGTAGAACACGGCAAAGGACCAGTTTTAAAATGTCCAATGAATATGGTCCCAACATATAAAGCAATGATTGAATTACAAAATAAGAGTCCAAAATGGATTGGCACTCCAGAGGAACTAGGAGAGAAATTTTACGAAGTATGAAAAATTTAATTTATCAATATTGGTTAGGTAAACCTGGCCCGGCAGTTAAACACGGCGCTGCAAATATGAAAGCATATGCCGAAAGGATTGGTGCAGATTATATTTTTAAGACCAACCCAATCTGGGCACAACAATACTGTGATATTGCACAATACTATAATGCGTTTGAACCTATTTGGAATAATACATATCACGAGAAATATGATAATATATTATTTTCTGATACCGATGTATTTGCAGTTGATGGTTTAATAGAAAATGTCTTTGAACAAGGTGTAAAAGAAATTGGCATCTGTGATGAACCTCATAAGGAAATATCCCATTTAACAACCAGAAGTCATATTAATACTGCTGGTGATGAAAAATGGAATAAAGTAATGAAACAAAGATTTGGTAAAGAGATGCCTAGAAATAAAGATGGCAATCTTAAAATTTATAATTCTGGCGTGGTATTATATACCAGGGAAGGTAGGGAAAAGGCTCAGAAAAACTGGGTACCTTTTAAGGAATATATTAATGCTGTCCGTATGGGTGGATGTAATAGATTTTATACGATTGACCAAAATTATCTACATGCAATGCTAATTATTGGTGGTCATGATTTTACAACACTTGATAATGGTTGGAATAGTTATGTGCATTATGATGGTGATTCAAACACTACGCCTAGAGCAGTAATAGATAATAGGACAGATAAAACAAAATTGGTTCATGTACAATTACGGGGTGCTGATGATCAGGATGCTGATTGGCATAATACAGTTGTAAATAAACCGGTATCGGAATGGAAGTTAAAATGAAACATACGTTGAGAGATTTAGAAAATATCCATGGTGGTCATCACCGTGAAATTAGTAAATCTGGTAAGAGCCATGCCGGAGGAGATAGATGTTGTGTAAACGATTATGATAAAATTTATGATCGTTATTTACCTGAAGATCCAAAGATAGTAGTTGAGGTTGGAGTTTTTACAGGAACTGGTTTAAGAGTTTTTTCAGATTATTATCCAAACGCCAGAATTATTGGATTGGATATAAGTCCAGAAACAGTAAAGGATCCTGGTAGGGCTGAGGTTCATTATTTTGATCAAACCGATCCAAAAGGTATTGATAAAATTCTTGATGGTAATAAAATAGATGTTGTTATAGATGATGGACTGCATAGAGCATTTTCCATGGTTAATACATATAATTACCTTAACAAATATTTAAATGATGGTGCAGTGTATTTTATCGAGGATATTACTGTACAAACTAAAATGAATCAATTAATTCATAATTGTGTGCAATTTCAGCCAAACCCTAACCATGGTAGAATAGCAGTTGTTACAAAACATGATAAAGGTATCAGAGAAGCTGGAATGGATTTAATTAAAAAATATAAGGCATCCGGAGATCTTAAATAATGTTTAATGCTTATATTATTACAACCATAAATGCTTTTGATAGTAATAAAGTAAGAACCTTAACGACAAGGGCAAAACATTCATGCGAACAATATGGAATTAAACCGTTTTTATTTGATGCCGTTGTTCCAGCAACCCTGGAAAAATATTATCCAGGCTGGCCAGTAAGAGAAGATTATAGAGAAAGGTTGCTCGGTAATTATAGAAGAAAAGCCGGTAAGGAACCTACCAAGGAAATAGAAAATAGAATGATTGTGATGCAACAATGCATGACAATGTCACATTATCAAGTTCGTAAAAAAATTATTGAAAATAACGAAACGGCCATTGTTTTAGAACACGATGCTATCGTTCAAAGGAACTTGGATTTAAATCAACCCTATGCAACAAGATGTGTAAATCTTTGTAATAGAGAACAGGCAACCCATGGTTATGTGATTAATGCAAAATCTGCTCAAAAATATAATGATATTTATGAGAAACTCGGATTTGCTGGCCATGATAATATGAACCGATATATAAACAATTATGAAATTATAAAAATCACCCCATATATGGGTGGCAATCCAGTAGTTGGTGGAAATGCATTGCATGAAAGCCAATGGGATACGCACAGAGGAGCTTTAAAAACTCGTTTGGATTTTGTACCGACAAGCACAACAGGAGTGTATGATGATTAATGCTGAACTAGGCCATGTAAAATCAATACCTGAATTTCATACTGAGATTCGGAAACAACAAGAAGAAGCACACGGCGAACATTATTGCCAAATGCATGACGCGATTAAGGAAATGTGGGATGCTGGCAACTGTACCGAGTATATGGAACTTGGAACACACCAAGGTGGAACTGCATCGCTGGCTTTTCAACTACCAAATGTAAAAAAGATTCAATTGGTTGATATTGATATGAGCCGATATCGTAAGTTCCTATCACCACTGGCTTATAAATGGTGTGCAGAAAATAATATTGAATTAATATTAAAGGAATTGGATTCCAGAAGTTTAGGATCTATTGGACGCTGTGATTTATTGGTAATTGACTCTGTACATAATTATGCATTTATGGAAAAAGAATTGGAACTACATGGTCATAATGTTAGAAAATTTATTATTGCTCATGACACAGCAGAATTAATGGGTAGAAAAGACGATCAATTGCACCGTTGTTTAACTGAATATGCCGAAAAAAATAATTGGACTGTTATGATGCAAGGTGTTGATGGTCCAGGATTTACGGTGATAGGTAAATGAGAACCTGGGAATATGAAAATTATGATGAATATTTAAAACATCAAAATGCAACTACCTTAAAGAAAAACAATTGGGTATATGCACAAAAACATACAATAAAAAATATAGCAGATTATAAAGGATTTGCAGTTAAAAATATTCTTTGTCATGGTACAAGAGCTGCAGGAGAACAAAAATATTTTGCAGAATTATACCCTAATGCATATATCATTGGTAGTGAAATATGTCAAACTGCTGAAAAATTCCCTATGACAAAACGATGGGATTTTAATAAGCCAATAGACGAATGGGTTGGTAAATTTGATATAATATACACCAATTCATTTGATCATACAATAACACCAATGGAAACACTAGAGGTTTGGAAAAACCAATTAAATTTTACTGGTACACTATTTTTAGAATACTCTGCGAAAAAAAGTGTACATCACCCTAATGATCCGTTAGATGCCACCGATGATGAGGTAAGACAAATGATTATAGATAATAATATGATTATTAGAGATGAAATAAATGAAGATGTAAAACATAAAGGTAGAGTTTTTATATGTGAGGTTTCAAGATGAAAGCATTTGTAATTACAATCAAAGGACATGATAAATCCGAGACAGCGGCTAATCGATGTATAAAGTCTGGCCTTAAAAATGGTCTTAAAATTGAAGAGTTTTATGCAGTAACACCCAAGGATAATCCTAAACAAATTTTTAAGGATAGAGGTTATCCATTAGAATATTTTACCGAAGATTTTTCGAAGTCAGAAAATACAACCTCAACCTTTTTATCACATTTATCACTTTGGGAAAAGGCAGTAGAATTAAATGAAGATGTTGTAATATTTGAGCATGACGCTGTGGTGTTTGATAAAATTCCAACCAATGCTATCTTTAAAGGTTGTATGACATTTAGTAAACCATCATATGGTGATTACCAAACGCCTGCTCATATCGGTCCTGGACCTCTTACACAGAAACCATATTTTGGTGGCGCGCATGGATATATTGTAAGCCCAGAGGGTGCAAAAAGATTAATCGCAAAGGCTAAAACTCATGCTGGACCGGCAGACATTTATTTAAATAAAAATAATTTTCCATGGATTGAAGAATATTTTCCATGGTCTTGCGAGGCTAAAGATTCATTTAGTACCATTCAAAGGGAACGTGGATGTTTAGCAAAACATAATTATAACGAAGCCTATGAATTACTATGATCACAGTCTGTTGTGTATATTGGGGAACAAAATTTCCTATCGAATATGTTTATAATTTAAAATCTGCTGTTGAACGAAATACAACAAAGCAGCATAAATTTATAGTATTTTCTGATAGAAAAATAAAGGACATCGAGACAAAAATATTATTACCTGGTTATGAAGGCTGGTGGAATAAATTGCAGATGTTTAACCCTACATATGGTCTTGGTAAAAGAGCAATATATTTTGATTTAGATACATTAATTACTGGTAACCTAGATTGGTTATTTGAATATGAAGGCAATATGATGGGCATTGAAGATGTGGGTGCTGTTAATGAGCATCAACCTCATTTAAAAAATGTTTTTCAAAGTGGTGTAATGTCTTGGAATCCATTAATGATGGGTCACATTTGGACAAAATTTAATTCATCGCATATGGATAATATCAGAGGCGATGGTGAATATTTACAATCATATTTAAACCCACTACAAAGAGATTTGCTACAGCATAAATACTCAAATAAATTAAAGTCATATAAGTATCAGGTATATCCAAATAGACCAGATAAAAGGACTGCGATTGTTTGTTTTCATGGAAGACCTAGTATTATAGAAGCACAAAAAATATCTATTACTACACCTATGACAACATATAAACCACAGAATTGGATTGCAGAGTATTGGAGATGAAAGTGAAACGTGTAGGACATATTATTGGTAATGGCGATATGGTCATGTTATTTGATGAAAAACCTAGAAAAGGTTTTAAGGTTGCTTGTAATGTAACACCCATTCAAACAAACATATACGCAACTGCCATGGTTGATTTTAAATTTATGAATGCTATGAAAAGTGGTAGTGTTACGGTTCCTGGTAATTGGGTTTGTGGTTATAGGCCAAAAATCTGGTGTGATAATCCTAAAAATAGTAGATATTATTTAAAATGGTCTAGTCAAATAAAAGAGTTTTATGTTGATTTACCACAATATGCTCTTATGAATGGTGATGGTATTGGTCAAGGATATACAAATTGGAATTGTGGTCACATGGCAACACATTGGGCCATTAAAAGACTAAAACTTGATGAAGTCCATATGTTTGGATTTGATTCAATATTTGATTTTAATTTAAAAAGTTATTCAGATTTTATCCTAAATAGTGATAGGGAAGCAATGAATACAAATAGATTAGCAAATAATTGGCGACCTATATGGGAACATTTATTTAGGGAATTTCCACACGTAAATTTTGTATTGCATCATCACCATGATGCCTTTAAAATAAGCGTGCCGAAAAATGTACAGGTAGAAGTTTATAAAAAGAAGGTTAAACCTATAACACAGAAAAAAGAAACAGTAGTTAATATGAAAGTGTCAGAAGCATGAATTGGATAGATAAAAAAATAAAACCGGACTTTCAAATAATGTTAGATACATATAAGGACATTATGTATAAAGCAGCAATGAAACATCCAGACAAACGAGGTGCTGATGAGGACCCAACAGATAAATGGATTGGTCTAAAATATTTAAAGGAATATCTTATGTCTGATAAGGGTGCAGGTGGTCCAAAATATTCTAGACTTTATACGCCAAGACTTAGTGAAAAGGAAGATCCTGAAACCCTTGAAAATATAATTGAATATGATGATACATTAAGAAAAAAACTATCTGGTACGGTAGTACCTGGTATTTGGTGGGGATCTGGTGCTGCTCAATATTATCCACCAGGTGGTTATATGTCATGGCATGACAACTTTAATGCTCCCGGTTATAATATTTTATTTACGTGGTCGGAAAAGGGTGATGGTTTTTTCAGGTGGTATGATCTAAAAACAGGTAAAATAGAAACAATGCTTGATAGGCCGGGATGGTCAGCAAAGATTGGATATTATGGTGGTGATGATGAAGAATATATTACAGATCCAGAAAATACTGTCCCACACTGTTGTAAAAATTATGATCACAGATTTACCTTTGGTTGGATGACTTATAAAAAACAATTTCAAGATCATATGTTAGAAAATATATTTGAATAATTATTTGTTTACATTTGACTTATTATGTGTTATAATACTATTATAATAAATTCTAAAGGAATCAAAATATGAAGTTAACACTTTTTACAATAATTTTAATATTATTAACAACGAATGTGAATGCAGGACAACAGTCCTCTCAAGCACAAATATCGGATCACTATAAGGAAGTAATTAAACAGAATCCATATCAGGTTGAGGTCTGCAAGGAAGTAAGAACATCTGGCGATAAAACAGGTGATGCAATAATGGGTGCAATTATTGGTGGTATTATTGGTAATAACGTCACAAAGGACCTACCAGATGGAGGTACTGCTGGTGCCATTTTAGGTGGTGTGTTAGGTCATCAGAATAGCGATGCTCAGGGTGGTACAAAGGTTCAATGTCGTAGTGAAACACGTTATAATGAAACTAGACAAACAATGTATTCACACTCTATGGTAACATTTCAATATAATGGTCGCACATATACAATACGTTTTCAAAAATAATTTAAATTAATTAAAAAAAACACTTTACATTCCTTAAAAAGTATGGTATAATAGTACTATAAAATGAAAAATTAACCATTTGAGGAGTTTATATTATGTTGGTTACAATTACTTTTAATAACAATTACGGTGCAGTACCTTATACTGCCGCGTCTGTTAAAACACCTTTCACGGCTATCGAGGAAGTACTTAAAGCACTTAATTATGCTTTCATAAAAACTCAGAATATTGATGAGTCTTGGTCCGAAAGTAAATGCGATGAAATCACAATCGCCCATCATCACTTTGATGGTACACCCCTTAGAAGTTCTATGGTTGGTGACGAATTCGTTGTTTGGTCTTCGAATAAAGACTTTAAAAAGTATAGGTGTGAATCACTTGGTTGGACGGAGTTATAATATGATTACTGAAAAGGATGTTATCGCCACAGTTAAATTGTGTATGAAGGAACTTCGTAAAAAGAAGTATGAATTAAATCTTACTCCTGACGATACAAAAAAAGCATTAAGGTACCTGAAAACATATAATAGAACAAACGGTCGATCGTATGGAGGTTTCTGTATATTAAGTGTTAACCTTAAGTGTTGGCAGTTTGGTAATAAACGTTGGTCCGAATATAAAAGGTTTAACGATAATAAAGTGATTGGCGCTATTGATGTGATCGATGACGATGATATCCTACTGTTATTGGTTGCACACGAGGTATCACACTTTGTTCAATACACTTGTAGATCATCAATGCCAAAATATCTAAACGAAAAGGCACGTGCAGATAAAGGACATGGTGAATGTTTCCAAACCATATATCGATACCTCCGTGAAGGTTTGGTAAACCCAAGTATTAAAGCAAAAATGGAATACACAGGAGTTGCAGCATGAATGATGTTCAGGCCTTTGGTGCAACTAAATCAAAAAGAATCCTTGCTAAGGATGTAGCATACTTTTGTATTAGTGAAATGATGCCACGTATAGAAACATTAGATGTGTGTATTAACCTTGATAAACTATCTGAGGTCGATGGCTACTGTTTAGCAGTAACTAATAGGGAATTTAACCTTGAAATAGATAAAAGACTCTCCGAAGATGATTTCATTACTGCAGTATGCCATGAAATGGTACACGTTAAACAGTTTGCTAGGGGTGAAACAAAAGATGTCAACCTATTCACTAAAAGGTGGAAAGGTGAGGAGTATCTTAGTGCGTATTCTACGGTGGATGAGTATATGCAATTGCCTTGGGAAAAGGAAGCGTATGAGTTACAGGAGGTGTTATGTAAATCATATAAGGTATTTAAGGATAAACAAAATTAATTTAAAAAAACACTTTACATTACCTAAAGGTTGTGTTATAATAATATTATAATTGAAAAGGATGGGATATATGAAGGTTTATATTACGGCAGGCATTTTGGCTGGTTTATATAATTGTTCACCAGCAATTGCAGACACTCCATGTGATTATATTCATAAAGTAGACTCTCAATTTACAAAACAAATTGATAAGACCGAAAACATTGACAGAAAAGTATTTCCATATGTTGAAGATACACGTAAATGTGTTATGACTATGGATATTTTTATTGGTGGTGTTTCATATCCTGGTGAAGGAGAATTTGTTTTTGGTCCAGATATATCCGAAAATATGGCATGTAAAAATGCAATGCAGAAAGCAAAAGAAAAAGTTATCAGATCAGTCTCTCCAGAAATATTAAACGCCAAAACAGACATGTCGTGTGAACAAAAACATATCGTACCTGCACAAACCACACCAGTGAAAATAGAACCTATAAAAGTAAAGCCTGTCAAAAGGGTAACATATCAAAAACCTATAGAAAAAGTATTATATCGAGAACCTGTAGAAAGAGTGATATACCAAGAACCTATAACTACTACCACTACTACACGTGTGGTTTATAGTGAACCAATTGTGACGGAACGTATCATATATACTGAACCACAATACAATAATAGAAATATAATTACTCCAAATTTAATTGGAACCGCGATCGCGGCTTTTTCTATTTTTAACCTCATGAAAAGATAAGGAAACATCATGAAAAATTATATTATGTTAGCAGCAGCATGTACAGCGTTAGGTGCATGTAGTCAAACTAAATCAGTTTCAACCTTGGAAAAGAAAATCCCTACAACATACACTGAGCAAGTTGATGTAGTTAAAGAGCAAGTCGCAATTATTCCGGATTGGTATTTAACACCACCAAAGAATGAAAAAGCCATTTATTCCTCTGGAACTTCGGCATCACCAGATTTACAGTTATCCATGGACATTGCCATTCTAAATGCTAAAACAATTTTGGCCGATAGAATAAACGGTAGGGTAAGATCCAAAACAAAATCATTTATCTCTAGAATTGGTAGTGATGTTGATGCCGCAGTACTTCAAGAAGTAGAAAAGGCAA